CTGTTGGCAGAAGAACTCGAGTGCTACCTGATGGAGGTAGAGCGTAAGGCAGCCGAACTGCCGCCCAACTCAAACGTGATACCGATTAAACGATTATCATCCGTGAAACATTATTAAAAATGTTCCACATAGAACCTTGTGAAACCCAAGACGACAGGAAATGACAGCAAATGACAAGTAAGGAAAAGCGCTGGACAGGTAAAACGATGGACTCGATCAAGGAATTGTATGGGAAACTGCCCAAGCAGCCAGAATTTAAACCCGGCACCGAACCGAAGGGCATAAAAACCCCGCCCAAGCCAGACACAGCCCCAAGGATCGACGATAATGCTTAAGGGGTACGTTGTATGGGGGTTAGGTACGCAAATCGCGTAGACGATAACCAAGCGCTCCTCGTGGAGCTATGGCGACGGATGGGAGCAAGCGTTTTAATCCTTTCAGCGGTCGGTAAGGGTTGTCCCGATGTTCTGGTTGGCATAAATGGCTTGAACGCGCTTGTCGAGATCAAAGACGGTTCCAAAATACCGAGCAAGCAAAAACTCAACGCCCTTGAGGAAGAATTCCACGAAAAGTGGAGAGGACACGTTTGCGTTATTAAAAACGAGCAGGAAGCTGCGCAATTGATATACAAAATGCGAGATAAAAATGGTACTGAGTTTATGCTGCAAAGAACATATTAGGGTCGTCGAGACCGAAAATGGGGGGTATTATGTTTGTGTACGTTGCGATTTACCGTGCAGGACAGTTTCTGTACTATGTTTCCAAGACGTGATCGATTGCTGGAGCGTGAATCATGAAGTCAAGGAACCCGCTAAAATGGTTAGGCAAGATCAAATATCGCCACTGGATGGGTGTCGTGATAGTCATCCTGATCTATGTGGTGTGGAAAGCCTATGTGCTGCAAACGCCATCGCCTCATGACGATAACATACCAGACAAGGTCAAAGATGCCGTCCTGCTTATGGTCTATGACAACGATGACGATAATGAGTTGGATGACTTATGCGAGGTGAGCCGTGCCTAGTTTTAGCAGCCTTTCACTTTTCAGGCTTCAAACCTGTCACGATGATTTAATCGTTCTGTTTTCAGAAGTGGTTAAAAACTTTGACTGCACTGTCACGGAAGGTTATAGAGCTAAAGCCGCACAAGAAGCAGCTTTTAATGCCGGCAACTCAAAGCTGCATTATCCATTCGGAAATCACAACGCAAAACCAAGTAACGCAGTCGATGTCTACCCCTACCCCGTCGACATGAAAAATACAGCACGTTTTATGTGGTTTGCAGGCTATGTCATGGGAACAGCCGATCGATTATTCATCGAGGGTAAAATTAAACATCGCATCACGTGGGGTGGTGATTGGGATAGAGATTACGACATCACCGATGAGAAAGGTCTTAGAGATCTAGTTCATTTCGAACTAGTTAAATAATATGCTATGCTTTACCCTGCGCTTAACACTTAAAATATTCGTAAGGAATAAAAATGAAAAAATGCCAGTCCTGTAATGGGAATAAGACCGTTCTCGGCATGGGTAATATGCGTGAGGATTGCAAGCCTTGTAAGGGCAAAGGATTTATCGAAGAAGTCGAACCTGTCAAAGAAAAAACAAAGGAAAAAGGCAAAAATGACAGTAATGGCAAATAAAAAGTCAATCGATAACGTTCTGCGTAAAAAGATACGGACGTATAAAGTACAATCAGTCGAAATTATTCAAAATTTTGAACACAATTCCCGTACGCATAGTGAAGACCAAATCCAAGAAGTAGTCAATAGCATTAATGAGTTTGGCTACACAAATCCTTTGCTCGTTGATGGCGATAACGTCCTAATCGCAGGGCATTGCCGTCTAGAGGCGGCTAAACGTGCAGGATTGACCGAAATACCTTGCATCATGATTGACGACTTAACAGAAGGTCAGAAAGCAGCGCTCGTCATCGCTGATAATAAAATGGCTTTGAATGCGGGATGGGATTTTGGAAAGCTTGCCGGGCAAATTACATTCTTAAGAGAAAACGATTACAACACTGACCTCACAGGTTTCAAACCTGATGAAATTTTGTCGTTCATGCCAGAGGAAGTTCCTTCGTTTAACCAAGACGAAGATGCCGTCCCCGAACCGCCACCAGAGCCTATTACCAAGCTAGGTGATGTTTGGGTGATGGGTAAGCATCGATTGATGTGTGGTGATGCTACCGTAATCAGTGACATGAACATCTTAATGGTTGGCAAGAAAGCAACGATGGTTTTTACGGATCCACCATACAACATGAAGTTTTCAGGCGGTATTCATGCAGACGGCAGCAAGTCTTTTAACTCTAAGTATGAAGCCATTAAAAACGATGACATGAGCCAAGAAGAGGCTAACGAGTTCTTTGATAGCGTTAATGGCACAATAAGAATGTATTGCGACGGGGCGTTCTATATCACGTTTTATCGGCTTGGCATCTTGGACTACTGGAAGTCGTTAGAGCGTAATGCCCTGCAAGTTAGAAGTTTAATTATTTGGAATAAAGGCAATCACACCCTGTCTAACTCTGATTACATGAGCATGTACGAGCCGATATTTTATGGATGGGTTGATAAGCACGACTTCAAAGGTGGGAATAACGGGCGCGACATTTGGGATATAAGCAGAACCTCAAAGAATGACTTGCACCCAACCATGAAGCCAGTTGAACTAGTCGAGAAAGCAATCGACGACAGCAGCAAGCAAAATGATATTGTTTTAGACATTTTTGGTGGTTCTGGCACGACTCTGATAGCATGTGAGAAACAGAAAAGATCATGTCGTATGATGGAATTATCACCTCTCTATTGCGATGTAATAGTAAAACGATGGGAGCAATTTACTGGCAAAAAGGCGGAGTTAGAAACCAATGAAAGGATCTAAACATATCCCGACAGAGAAAACACGTATCGAGGTGGCGGCTCTTAGGAGCTATGGTCACACCCATGCTGATATCGCTAAGTTTTTAAATATATCAGATGACTGTTTGGTCAGTCATTACAGCCGTGAATTGGAAACCGCACAGATCGTCGCTAATGCCGAGGTTGCAAGAAAGCTATACCAGCGAGCCGTGAAGAAAGATGATTTGCAGGCGCAAATATTCTGGCTAAAGACAAAGGCTAGATGGCGCACAGAAGATGTGGAAACCATCGCAGACCAGAACAGTGCGCTTCGAGAGGAAGTTAAACTCCTTCGTGAGCAACTCGATTCTAAGAACAAGAAAGAGTATTAATGGAAAAAATTGATCTCGTTAAAGAAGAGGAAGCATCTAGGCTCCGCGGATCCTTGCAGGAGTTCACCAAGTTCTTTACCAAGCACATTACTAATCGTGACTACATCGAATCTAATCCTGTTGGGCGTGAGTCTCATCAGATAACTATCTGCCGAGAGCTAACAGGCATGACGAGGATGGAGCATCCTAACGAGAATCTGCTGATTAACGTTGAACCCGGCTCTGGTAAGTCTTTGCAGATTTGTATGTGGATAGCGTGGTGCTATACCCATAACCCGCAGTGTAACTTCATTTATGTATCCCATAGTGCCACCCTAGCGGCAGAGCAGACGGCTTTCATACGGTTGATTATGTCCTCCCATATGTACCGCTATTTGTTTGACGTGGAGCTATCTAAGGACACCAAGGCAAAGGATCACTTTGCGACAACCAAAGGTGGTCACGTTGCGGCATTCGGTTCTGCTGGTGCTATTACTGGTCGCAATGCGGGTTTACCCGGACAGCCTATCTTCAGTGGAGCAGTGGTAATCGATGACGCTCACAAGCCCGACGAGGCGTTCTCGGATACGATGCGCGATAACGTCATCAGGAACTATGAAAGCACCGTGAGGCAACGTCCTCGTGGCGACAACGTACCCATCATCTTTATAGGGCAGCGCGTACATGAGGCTGACTTGGCATCCTTCTTCATAGAGGGTAAAGACACCAAGCCTTGGCGCAAGATCATACTTAAAGCATTAGATGAAGCTGGCAACGCTCTCTATCCAGAGGTTCATTCGAGAGAGTACCTGCTAGAGCTACAGGAAAAATCACCATACGTCTTTTATAGCCAGTTTCAGCAGAACCCTACTCCGGCAGGCGGATCACTCTTTAGACCTGAATGGTTCCTAGAGCTAGAACGCGAGCCTGAGTTTATCTGTACCTTTATCACCGCTGACACCGCAGAAACCGATAAGACCTACAACGATCCGACGGCTATGAGTTTCTTGGGGCTATACGAGATCGAGGTGTTTGGTAAAAAGACCGGGCAGCTTGGCTTACACTGGATAGACTGTCTTGAGGAGTGGATCGACGCTAAAGACCTTGAGGAAAAGTTCATTGACTTCTGGCGAGAGTGTTCCCACCACAAAGTTCCTCCTCTGATTGCGGCTATTGAAAAGAAATCGACAGGCGTTACGCTCATCGGTGCGCTCAATAACATGCAAGGTTTGAAAATCAAAGATGTGCAGCGTACGGCAGCATCGGGCAGTAAAGCGGCAAGATACATCGAAATGCAGCCGTTTATTGCCAGCAAAAGGGTAACTTTCAGCATAAATGCACGTCATATTGGTAAATGTAAGCAACATATGAGTAAAATAACCGCAAATGATGCTCACAGGCATGACGATATTTGCGATACATTATATGACGGTGTGAAGATTGCTTTGATTGACAAGATGCTGCACAACATTCAAGCAACTGAAAGCCCCGGTAACGACGTGATGAATGCGCTTGCCCAACAGATGCGACGACAAACAATGTTAAGGATGAATAGAGATGGCGTACGTTAAGAAGTCAGCACTGGACAGTTTTGATAATATCAAAGGCGATATTGAGAAGGGCTTCTTATACTTCAAAAAGAACTACAAGCTTTATAACGATTTCATCCGATTCGTCTTTAAGACATCGCTCACCCAAGCCGATAGATCAGTCAACCAAGAATTACAAAAGCCAAATATGGAGTTCAACATCCTAGAGGCTTTCATTAGCCGTCTGTGCGGTGAGTTCTCTAAAATGGATCCAGCCTTTACAGTTCGCGCCAAAGAAGGTGTCAAACTCATTAATCCTGCAGTCATCGAATTGGTGGAAGCGCATTTAAAGGCGGCATTCTGTGGGGGTGATAAGAACTCTTTGAGCTATCATCTTTACCGCGACATCCTTTCAGGTGGTTATAGCGTTGCTAAAATCTATACGGACTACGCCAATGAAATGTCTTTCGACCAACAGATTTATATTGAGCGTGTATTCGATCCTACCCTCACTGTGTTTGATCCTCTCGCAAGGAAATCCCATAAAGGAGACGGAAGATTCGCCTGTGAGCTATTTCCAAAGTCTGCTGGTGAAGCCGAGGAAATGTACGGATCAGATATTCTTAAAGATGTGAAGTTCACTCGAAACACCAATCTAGCTGGCTTCAACTGGTCATATCGTAACCAGAAAGAGGACATCATTCTATTTGGTGAGTACTTCCGTAAGAAGGTAAAGAGAGCCAA